TCAGTGATGCGCTCAGGTAGGTGGCGACTTCGTGCAGGTGGGAGATGTTGCGGTGCAACGATGAAAATGTGGGATACTTGGCATCAGCCATGTCGTGATCCTTTCACGATACTGGTTAGAGGCCGTCAGCGGGTTTAGAGCCGTTGGCGGTCTCGTTGTTTCCTACCGATATGACGATGATAGCAGTTTTACGGCCTCGGCCTTTATTGCTTCAAGTCTCCGCTGCCGTTGAGCCTTCACGCGACACCTTGTCGAGCAGTAATGCGACGACTTCCGCTCCGCTCGATATTGTGTTCCACAGCCCTTGCAGGAAAGAGTTAGCGTTACAGGCTGTACAACCATTGACCGGCGTTTTTCGCGTCTAAATTTGCTTTGTTTAAGCATACTTACAACGGGCCTTAGCGTTACAGGCAAGCAGTCCCGGCAGTACCCGTGACCTTGCCGTAGGAAAAGGTCGTTTTTGACTCTCCCGCAACTCGGGCAGGATTGAAAGGGAAGTCCGATCATTCTGAGAATTCGAACCTGTGATATAGTAGCCATCGTTGATTTCCTTTATTAGCCCGCGACATTCTCAGCCAGAGAGCGCGGGCTTTTTAATTTGCGTTACTTTCCCTTGTCGGGTTTCTCCCTCACGTCTTGCTTCAGGCGCTCCCGCAACAGTTCCTCAGCGATCTGAGATAACGAAGTTTTTTCCTTCACGGCCCTGATCTTCGCCCGCTCCGTAACGCCCTCGTCTATGTAGAGTGTCAGTTTTTGCTTTGCCATGTGGGTACCCTACGCTATTACGCTATTCGGTGTCAAGGAGAGAAATTCCGGCTTGTAGGATGCCCGTGGTTGAACGATCTCGGGGTGCCCCTGTATCTACCTATCCCCGGTTTTGAGTCCTCCAGGGGACCGGTACGCCCGGTCCCCGCTGCCACCCGACAGGTACAGCCCGGCCATTACAGCCGGTGGAAGATGCTATTGAACGCTCGCAATCAACTGGCGCGCATCGAGGATCCGCTGGCACAGCGAGCACGCCGCGGATGGATTCTCATGCGAACATTCGGAGCACAGAGGCGTCAAACAGTCCCCGCAGCGGTCGCAGTCGTCAGCCTGGATCAACGCGCCGCACTGGCATTGAGCCAGCTCGCCGCTAGTTGCGCGCACATGCTCCGGCGTGCCGCATAACGGACACACTTTCATTTCATCCGGTCGCAAGTCGCACAGGCAAACGACACCGCAAGCCTGGCACTTGTATCTCATGAGTTTGTCGGCGCTCATTGGACCCTCGCGTTGATGGAGCTGGCCGTGATCTTCATGCTGAGTTCGGATATCCTCTTGCCCAGGCGGTCATGCTCATTCATCGCCTTTTCCGAATGCGCTTCCAATTCGGCTACCCGCCGCGCCAACTCCTGAATGCGCGTGTCGCGCAGGTCGAGCTGCTCTTTGATCGCCCGGATTACACCCTTGATGAGGGCGTGCCCTTCGTATCCTTCGGTCACAGTTCACCCCCGTTAATAAGCGGTCGTCATGTAGCAAACGCTCGAATCATGCGCCCTGGCGTAGCTCAGATACCTCTCGGCCCGGATCGCGACCATGTTATTCTGCCACATGCTCACAACCGTGGCCGTGGCCGGAGAACCGCCGTCGTCCATCGCGATGCTCGTCTGCTTTGCCATGCCCAGCTCGATGTCAGTCGAGGCGTACATGATGTCACTCAAGTCGAGCAGTACAATTCCGGCAAACATGTTCGTGCTGCAAATCACCGGCACGCCTGCGAGAGTGCCGCCGTCGGCTGTCGCTCGCAAATTCGGAGCGAGTACACCCAGCGTTGCGGCCACGTATGCCGCCGTTCGAGGCCGCATGATGAACCTCGGCTCACGCCAGGATCCCAACGCCGCGAGCATCGACGCCAGGTCCGCCGAGATGTTCGCCTGTGTCGCGCCGGTCGAAGGTATGTTTGTCGAGCCGCTTGTGATGCTCGCGCAGTTCGTGTTTGCCACTGCGGCGACTGTCGGGTTTAAGAATTGCTGATCGCTGAATTCGGCCAATGTCGCGCCGATGCTGCGCCGCACGCACGCCTCGGCGCTCGGGTTTGACATTTTCACCAGTTCATCCGTCAGCACGACCGTGATCACTTGCTTGAAGTCCTCGAGGTAGAGCGGAGGCGAGAAGGCGATCGCCGTCAACGGCTTCATTCCACTTTCGGAAACCCAGGACGCGCTTCCCGACGTGAGTTCCTTGCCGATGTAGGCTCTGAACGGAACGCGCCACAACTGCGGTGAGATGCGCTCCAGCACGCTGAAGCCTCTCACCACCTCGATCAATTCCGAGCTAATTCCAAACGCGCCAATTGCACTCGCCCAATTCCCCGCGCCGAGCGTTCCCGGCGTGACCGTGGTTTTCTGAATTTCCTCCAGGGTCAACCGGACCGCTGGCGCATCTTTCCACTGTGCGGCGACCTGGATCGCCTCGGTTAAGTTTTTGCTCCCTGCCATGGCTCGCACGAGCCTGCTTAAATTCGTTCCGCGAACATTTGCATTCACTGGTATCGACATAAGTTTTTTAACCTCCACGCTCATCAGACCACCAGCTATACACGCCGGTCAATGCACACGCCCGTCAAAGTGGTAGTGTAGAGGCTAACCGCCAGACAACTTTATTCCGGTGTTTTCGGCAGCGCAGCACGCACAGCCCGCCAATATCAAGGCGATCGGCTGCGGCCCTGGCGAGCAGTCCGCCGACACTCCCAACACTAGTACCGTTTAACAGTCCCGCGATGCCCGGATCGCTCAGGAGTTCAGCCGTGGTCAACATCCGATCGCCAAAAGAGCCGCGCCATGCTGGAATTAGCACGCCCAGGGCGTCGCGGTCTGATGCGGTGCATTTCTTCGGATGCAGTAGCTCAAGGATCTGGTGCAGCAGTTCGCGGCACTCGGCGCAGTCGGCCATCGCATTACCAGAATTTCTCGCCCTTGCTGTTGTGGAAAATGCGTGACCACAGAGTGCGGTTTTTTGCATGATGTATCACAACGCAGCCGACAAGCTCATCCCAACCAATGTCAGGGCGCACATCATCGAGGTTGTATACCGGCGATTTCGGACTGATTACGATGCCCGAGTTGTCGGGCTCGCCGGCGATGCTCTTCTCCATGATACGCGCCAGCTTGCGGCCCACACGTTCAGCAATCCAATCTAATGCACCCACTCTGTCCTCCTATCCAACAAAAAATGCTTGATACTGCGGCTCACGTTTCGGCGGAGGCGCTGCGATCATTCGAGCCATCGCAATCGCCAGCGCAACAACAAAGTCGATGCGTTTGAAGTTCGACGGTTTTTTGCAAAAAATGTTGTTTTTCAAATCCCGCGACACTACCGTGTTCGCCGCGCACATCCGCATCAGCGGGTTTCCGTCGTGAATCAATCGCCCGCTCAGGACAAGGGCCTCGATGATCTGTTCGGGCTCGCTGAGAGACTGAACAGACTGGCGCACCATTGTTACGGGTATAGGCTTGGGCTGCACTTCGAGCAGTTTGCCAGCCAACCAGTTTGAGTTATAGGGATCCATGCCGCATTCGACGATGGGACAGATGCTATTCAGGCGGAGGATGTCCCCAAGGATCCTCGAATAGTCCACGGTTGGCTGCGGGGTCGCCGTGAGCCACCCCTGGTCCCGCCACAGGCCATATGGCGCTCTGTCGCTGCGCTCGTGAGCAGTCACCGCGCCCGCCGGCATGTAGAAGTTGGCAAACACCGTGACCTTAAAGTCGATGTTCACGTCCTTGGCGGTGTACTCATCATCACCGACGGCTGCCGTGACCGTTACGCCCTGGCTGTCGGCGGTGGTACTCTCTTTGAATATCGCCGCAACGACGGTGAGATCCTGTGTATTCGACAGGTCTACGCCGAGCCAGCAAGGCTTCCCGGCGAAGTCCTCGATGTGCACATCGGCGGCGTTTGCATCCCACTTGTCCATCGGCAGCCAGCCTTCGCTCGTTTGAACCCACTGGCAAAAGTTATAACGCCGCACGAGACTTTGTTTTGACGGCATGGCAAGCGCCTCAGCGACCTGTGCGCGGACGTAACTGGCAGGCGGCAGGCTGTAACGGATCCCCGGATTACTTTTCTCCCAGACCTGCTCATCCGCGAACACATCATCCCCGGCGTCCACGCCGGCCACGAAGCTGAACCATGAGTCGTCCACTTCTTCACCCGAGAGGATCCCCAGCGAGTGCTCGTGATGCTCGCCACAGACTGTCAGGAGGTCGTGCCCGGAGTTCGTGATCTCGAATATCAGTGAGTTCGGACGGCCCTTCGTGGAGATGCGCATCGCATCGACGACTTCCGAGTTTTGGTGAACATGCAGCTCGTCGAGAACGGCTAGGGTCACGCGTTTGCCGTGATAGGCCCTGTGCTCCGACGACAAGTGACGGAATACATTCTGGCGCTCGGGATAGTAGAGCGATGCAACTCTCGCCTCGATCCTGCTACTTAGTTCCGGTGACCGGCTCACCATGCCCATGGCATCCGCCCAGCAGATGCGCGCCTGGTCGCTCGAAAATGCCGCAGAGTAGATTTCGGCGTTGCTCTGGTCGTCAGCCACAAGGAAATAGAGCGCCAGCCCAGCCCCCAACGGAGTTTTTCCGCTGCCCTTCCCTGACTCCACGAATGCGGTCCTGAATCTGCGCTCCCCCGATGCGCGATACCATCCCATGACGCTGCCGATGATGAACCGCTGATAGGAAAGTAGGTCGAAAGGACGGTCCGCACGTTCCAGGGTCAAGCAGTCGCGGAAAAAATCGATCGCCTCGTGCGCCTTCTCGGGCTTCCACACGAGCCCGAGCTCGCCATGGCGTTCGAGATCGCGCACATGGCGATCACACGCCTGGTGGATCGTGACCGGCGCCGTGATCTCCCCTGATCTCACGGCGGTGATATAGCCCATCACGTCATCACGAATAGCATTGGCGCAAGTTGTACCAGAGCTATCAGGTGAAGTACCGCTCTGCCGCGCTTGGTTCCTTTTTGCTCTCACCACGTTTCACTCCCCTACGGCTCGCCGGGCTCAAGCCCAACTCGCCCGCATATTGCCGTTGCTGCGTTCTCAGGATCGAGATGGCATGAAGGTATCGCCTTCTGATCGCCTCGTCCGTCCCCACTTCCCGCGCCTTCCTCATCAGGGTAGCCAGTTGCCCGATGATCGAGCAGTAGGTCTCCAGGGTCCGCAAGTCCGTCAGCATCAGGATCCCAGCCGCCTGAAGCTCGGGATAGAGCCTCTGCCATTCCTTCCTGCCCTGCCCGTGGCCGAGACTGGAAGGCGCACCGCAGCTCGCCGGTGCCGGGTGCAGCTCCGGGTCGCCTTTTGCCTTTTGGAATCGCTGGGGGCTTCCCAGCAAGAGCTTTAGGCCGTCTGGGTGCCCTTTGTTGCCTCTTTGCGCCATCTGAAAACCTCCCCTCAAAACCGAATCAATGAAGCACTATGCGGGAGTGCCTGCGCGCCCGCTCT